CAACTCTTCTAGAATGTCTCCGTAAAAGAATTTAAGTAAGGCACGACCATCAGGCTTCTCAGCAACGGTAGGCATATTGTACTTATACCATAGTCTACGTGCACATGGATCACCTACTTCAGAGAAGTACAACACCTTCTGTTCACGCAACTTATCTCGTGGGGTAAACCATTTGTCATAGCTTATATCTACCTTGTTGTTATTAGTAACAGGGGCTAAGCCCCCGCTAACAACACTGTAAATATCTTCTACCAGTGTATTGATTGATTTCACTTAATCATTTCCTCTGCTTGTGCGGCATCCAAGTCACCACATGAATAGGCTTCAAACTTACGTGCAATCTCAATGATTAAATCAGCATATGCTTGCACAGTGTCAATATCTTCACTGCTATCTAGGTAGTCACACACTGCCTTAGTAGCATTCGTAATGGAGTTCTGTCGGACAATGGCACGATCACCATGCAATAGGGGAATAGGAAACACCTTGCTAGGAGGGCTATAAGGGGCTTTACCGGGGCTAGCGGCTGATGCGCTAGGGGTAGGTGCACCTGTACCCTTCTTGAGCATTTGAACAGAAGCTAAGTCAACGTTCTTACCGTATGTGTTCTCGGTATATTGAAAGTCAACTTCGTCACCAATTGCAAACGCTGGCTTCTTAAAGCCATAGCTGAAACGTTCACCACCTGCTGTGATGGTGTACGCTGGCTTAGGGCCAAACTTAGTAGTAACTTCTTTGGTCGTGATGTTCTCGATGATATAGCTCATTTATCTTCCTTTAGTAAAACAAATTTGTCTTGCCAGTTTAGTCCAGCATCCACACCAACACCTAGTTGGCATGGGAAATCAATGTTGAAAATACTCTTCATGTATTTTGGTGCATCCTCTAATGTTTGCTTAGCCAATATAGCACACTTTTCTAACTTGTCAAGCGGTACATCAAGCACCACAGAATCGTGCTCAGTCATTACTAGTTTCACATCTGGTGTCAGGGAGGCTTCTTCCAACTTACGTAGCAAGATACCAACCATCATAGGGACAACATCCCCTGTAGCAAAGCCCTGAATAGGCCAATTCTTTAACTCGGTAGGACTGAATGACAGACCTCCTTTGTATTCGTTAGCATACTTGTTAAAGATGTAGTGTCGCCCTGTAGGGCTGGTATGGTAGTAGGTATATTGCGGCCCACTAATATCTGGACAGTAACTAATTACTGCATCTTTCTCTGCCTTTGCAACTATTTCTTCATGGTAACGTTTAACTCCTGTGTAACGTGAATAGAATGTGTTAATAAACTTCTTAGCTGTTGCTCTATCACAACCGCTTTGCGCCATAAGCGTAGTAGCTCCTCCTCCGTATACGAGTAAGAAGCTAAATCGCTTAAAGGGTTTCCGTTCTTTGTCAGTTGGATACCGACCATACATTCCTTTGTAAAGTTCACGGTGCATGTCCCTACCGTTATTAATATCGTCAATGAGTTGCTTGTCATCGGCTAGGTAGGCCAATGCAACCATCTCTAGTTGGCTGTAGTCAAGCTCCAAGATGTTACCGTTCTCTCCATAACGGCTAACGTATGCTCGCTTAACATCACCTGTCTCTGTCTGGTTCTGTAGGTTGGGGTTAGTGGCTGACAATCTCCCTGTCTTGGTTGCACAATGGTTGAGGTTGGGATAGATGTTATCGTCTGGGAATCGTAAGCCAATGAGTCCTTCGTAATAGGTGTCCTTAATCTTGCTGCATTCACGTATGATTAGTAGCTGTTGTGCCACTGTGTCACCACCTGATGCCAACTGTTTCAACACTGCATCATCTGTTGAGTAGTAACCACCCTTGCCTAGCTCCCCCGCAGGGGCATACTTGCCAGTAATGGTGCGAATTCTCTCCACCGTCTTAGTACGTACATTGCCGTTCTTATAAAAGCCATCATCTACCTTCTCCTTATACTTCTCTTCACCCCCAAAGAAATATAGGGATAGTTGCTTAGGGCTGGCTGTGTCTAGGTCAGGTGCTTCTTCTGCAACCTCAAGTTGTGCAGCGTTTAACAAGATGGCGTATTGATCTCGCATTGCATGTACATATTCCCAATCAACACGCATACCGTTTCTATTCATCTCAATGGTTGCACGTAGTGCGTCCATCTGTGTGAGCATCAAAGGTAGAATGTCTAAGCCTTCTGCTTCTGCCCACTGTTGCTCAAAGATTGTGACAGTGTTCTCTACATCACCTTTCAGGTAGTCCATCAACTCCTCACGGGGAATGTCTGGTGTATCCATGCCACTCTTCCAGTAGGCTTTAATCTTGTCATCCTTCAGTGCATGTGCACCAATATATTCCTTGGTTAGTTCATCTAGTGAGGCATACAAATGACGCTGACCACTGAGTAGGTAGGCGGCTAGCTGTGTGTCCCAGATACGGGGCAATGTGTTATTAGTATCACGATAGATGTACAACAAATCAAACTTAACATTGTGACCAATGACAAGTGATGAGGTGTCGCACAAGTTACGCAATGGTGTTAGGTCTAGTCCATCTTTGTCATACTTGTATCCCGCTGTACCACCATCTGTTCCACAACACCCCCAAGCAATGACCTTGTTACCTCTCCACATAGGGTTGCCACTGCTGTTACCAACTGGACAACGAATGGTTGTCTCAAGATCAACTACTAGATTCATCTCTCAACTCCTTTCTGATTGTTGTTAATAACTCTTTTATGTTCATTACAAACTTGTTGTCATCATGCATGTACACTTCTGGTTTTGGTTCTGCAATCCACATATGACCACCTTTATCATCAGGTGCAATGATAACGTCATACCAAGCTCTACTAACATTTTTAAAGTAGATGCGTAGATAACCTTCTTTATCTAAATACACATCACCTTCATTTGGTTTTCCATTTACTGACATATCGTGCCCTTGCTGGTTCAATATCAACTTCAAAGCAACCATGTCTGTGTGCCTCTAGCGTGTCAGGCCCACCGAACAACTTGTTCTTTGGTACGTGAATGAATCGTTGTAAGTCCATTCCCGGTTCATTACTCTTGCCAATGGTTACAATGGCATCTGCCTCTCCAATCTTGTCTGTCTTGCTACCCCGTAGTTGGTTCATCTGAATCCACTTCTCACCCTCACCTGTACCATCAACTTGACTAATGGCAATGACGGGGCAATATTCTTTAGCCACATCTCGTGCCCACTCGTATAGCTGTCCGATACGCAGGTCTTCCCTATCTTGCTTGAATCCGTGTACTTTGTCAAGCTGGTCAAAGATGATGAGTCCCGGCTTGTACTCCTTGAACAACATAGCAATTTTGTGCACACTCTTAATGCCTGAGTCATCGTCCAAGATGAGGAAACGTTGACCACCACCATCTAGGAAATCTTCCTCGTGCTTCTTAGGATTACTCAACAACTCGCTACTAGTAACTTGGCTGTACGCTTGAATCACACGCATCATAACCTTGTTGCTAGCCTCCTCATTGTTAATCCAAATCACATGCTCATCAGGTTGCAACTGTTCCATCATGTAGCTGGCTTCACTTGCTGTGAATGTTGTCTTACCTGTCTCAGGTCGTGCCGCAATGATGATGAAGTCACCCTTACGTATCGGCCCTAGTGCTACGTTCAACTCTCTCAGTCGCCAGTTAAGACCACCGCTTGCAACTACACCAGACAAGTAGTCTAGTGATGGTTTAACGAACACATCATCCTTGTCTACAGATGCACCAACTTCTTTCTTATACGCATTAAGTAGCGGCTCAATGCTTTCCAAGTCACCACCCATACCAGTGCCAATCTTAAGGCACACATCGTAAATCTGTGTTGCATAGTCAGTCTCAATTAGCTTGCCTAACAAGTCCTTGACAATGGGTGATGGCTTGTCTAACGCATCCTTAAGGTTGTCGAATGCAACCTCATATGCTGACGGGTCTTTAACCTTCCTACCTTTCACAATTGAAAAGAATGTACGAAACTCAGGGTAGTTGATTTCAGTACGTGTTGGGTAGTTGTCCCAATACTCACCTAACACATTGAATATTTCCAACGTAATGGGTGATACGTTATGTTTCTTTACATGCTCCTTAAATCTGTTGTAAGTGTCCTTGTTACTAGTAACTGCTAGTAAGTCAATGTCATAGCTCATTCAAAGCTCCATGTCTTTAAGTATCTCAAGAGATAACTCCTTTGGTTGATGATTGAATATAGCTGAGATGTTAGGGACAATGGGGGATACATCAACAAACAATTTCTTAGCTGCTGAGTGTCCCGCTACATCATCGTCTAGCCATAATACCACACGTTTAGTCCTAAACATATGCAACACCTTCTGTGCCTCGCTGTCCAGTTTAGTGCCTAGCAAGCACAAGGTTGGGTAACCTGCATAACGTAACTTATAACTGCTAAGTAAATCTTCTACAACAACTAGAGGTTTAGTTGTCATATCAGTAATACAATCTAAGAAACTAAATCGTTGTTTACTATATGTAAGATATTTAGGTTTCTTATTATACTGTCTTACTTGATAACCTTGAATAAATACATTACTAAATATAGGTAGGATAATACCATCATCTGTTTCAGCGATGCGGCAGTGTCTGACCAGTGTTTCGTTAAAGCCATACTGACCTAACCACAACTGACCTTCAACTTTAAACTTATCATAGTCAAGTTCTTTTGTCAAGCCTTTGTACTCAGGGGTTGGTTTTCTTGATAATATCGTTGAAGTAGATGCTCTAATGCGTCTAACTGTCTCCTTCGGTCGATAATAACCGCTATCTCCACAGTTATGGCAATGCCACATGAATGCACCATCTACGTTTTTAACGTACAACCTCTCCCTGTTATCCATACCATTAGGACAATCAACATGGTTGTACTTAGCTTGGTCGCCTTCGTCTAGTGTCTCAAAGTCTGGTGCGTTACTAGTAAGCACAGCCAATGCTTCTTGTCCGTAATGTGTTGTCATGGTTGTCCTTCGTTGTCTGCTCTCACAGCTAGGTCGTACAAGTCTTCTTCTGGCTCCTGCTGTGCTGGCTGCTCTGCCATCCTTGCTCTCTCGTCAGCACGGACAAGCCCGGCAAAGCGATGTATCTCAGGCATAAACTCCCGAAACAAATACCACTCAGCACCAGCCGCTTCACGGGCCAATTCAATAGTAGTCTTCATGTGTGCTCCACAATCTTAATGCTTGTCATAGAAATGATCTGATGACAGACCTTATGCTTTGCAGCTAGGTATGCCTGTTGTGCTTCTTCTATTGTGTTGAAAACACCTAGATGTATTGTTCTTCGATTATATGTAAGTCTAGCTTTAAACTTACTGTTGTGTTTACATACACCTTTAACTCCTGTGTTATTAGTAAACTTATTTACGTTGTATTGGTTTTCTTGATTAGTAGCAATTCGCAAATTACTAACCCTGTTGTCTGCTCTGCATTGGTTGATATGGTCAAGCATACCTACAGGTAGTTCACCGTACACATACAACCAAGCAAGCCTGTGTGCTGGATACGCCTTACCATCTACTTGAATGTATACATACCCTCTAAGGGAATATCCTGCTGGCTTATTGTTTTTAATCCATGTGAATACTCCTGTTGTTTCGTTGTAGCTAAGTTTAGATTTTAATTTGAAACTGTCCATTCTACTACCTTTATGTTAGTTAGTGAAATGACATTATAGCATACTTTGCAAGGCTTTGCCACCAGTGGCCTACCATCCTTACCATACCGTGTTACTAGTATGCGATGTGCCTTCTTCCAATCACACTTGAGTAGTGCGGATACCTCGGCATGTAGGAATACCTTGTGAGGCTCACCCACTTCTGCCGCTATCTTGGCTTGCAATGGATGAGTCTTCACATAGCTGTTCTGACCAGAGGAAAGCAATCGCCCCCTCTTGTCATATACGAATGCACTAACGTGCTGTTGACACATTAGCCAAACACCTTAGTGAACAACTCTGACACACTCTTGCTATCGTCAGGTGTCAACTTCTCAAGGTAGCTAACTTGCAATGCATACTGCACATCATAACGCTTCTGCTTACGTGCCCAATTGATAAGGGTACGTGGCGAGATGGTAAGACCTACCTTACCCTGCTCATACGCTGATCGTACAAGGGATGCAAAGCGCACCATGTCAGTAGCAGTCTTGTTGTCAACACTACTCTTACTAGTAATGATGTTAACCTCATGCTTCTGAGACAGATAGCCTAAGCGGATAGTGTTGGTGAATCGGTCAATGGTGGCTGTGTTCTGCACACCTACACCAGAGAATGCACCTGTCACATCACCCTGTCCAACAGTGTTACCTGCAAACACCAGACGGAAATTATTGTCAGGGTGAATGGTACGCTCATCACTAGTACCGGGCTTCTCCTTAAGGTAGAGATAACCACCATCTTCCAACAAGTTCTGCATACCCATTGCAATCTCTGCTGGCATAAGCTCCCACTCGTCAACAAGGCATACAGCACCATACTTAGCTGCCTCAGTGATAGCACCATCCTCCCACACGGTAGCACCACCACGTACAACCAGTGTACCGAACAATGCGGCACTCTCTACGTCACCAGACATATTGATACGAATGAATG